TAGTATTGCTCCATCTGATATATACGTTGAAATGATTCACAGAGAAACACTTGGTCAACCAAAAGAACATGTAGTGGGTAGAATTCAAGTGTGTTTTGATTTGGAGTAATTATGAAAAACATCTATGTTGAAAAATGTTGTGAATGTCCATTCGTTTGTTGTGTAGGCGAAGACTTTGGTGAATATGATTGTGAATTTAAACCAAAAGGAATCGATAAAGAAGGTACATATGAAGATGGAAGAAAATATATTATTGCAGAAGATATTCCTTCTGGAACAGAGAAACCACCTGATTGGTGTCCGCTAAGAAAAGAAGAAGTCATCACAGTCCAACTAACCATGAAGTGGGCTTTAGAGGAAGTAGATGGGAAATCATAAACACGTTAAGGTTCGTAACAACGAAGCTGCTATTGTTTTCACCAACGATAGAGGTTTCGATATCGTTACTGGTTACGGACCATTGCTTATTCTAAAAATGGCTCAAGCTTTTGCCGTGTGTTATGCTGTAACCACACATGAACATTTGTTTGATGCCTTTAGAAGAATTATTATTTCAGATATGCAGATTCGTAAGCATCATTCAACCGATGTTAAAGAAAGAATGCAAAGACAACAGATGATCGATTTGTTGTCTGATGGACTTGAAGAATTCGAAGACAAGGGGGGAGAAGAAGATGGTGATGGAGAAGATGGACCCACAGAAGAGACATGATGTAGTCGAAAGAATCGTCAACTCAGGTGATGAATCTGCGAATATTATTTTGCAGATTTGTGATGAAATAGAAGTAGAAGCCAATGGTTATGTTGATTTTCATATAGGTAAAAATGTATATTGCTGGAAAGAAGAAGGTGGTTGGTTGATTTTTCCAGAAAAAGAATTAACAGAATTTGCTTGTAATTTGATGAGAAAAAACACTGAAATGCAATCGTTGCTCGTTCAGCATTTTTCAACACATCAACAATTAGAACGGTTAGCGCGGAGCCAAGATGACTGATGAAACCGATCTCTATTTTTATAAGGCAACGGTTCGTCGTGTAGTCGATGGCGACACAGTAGATCTCGATGTAGATTTAGGAATGAAGTGCCACGTACACGAGAGAATACGATTCAACAATTTTGATGCTCCTGAAACCTATGGTGTGAAGAAAGATTCTGAAGAATATCAACGTGGTTTAGCCGCGAAGATTGAGTTGCAAACTCTTCTTCCTGTGGGTCGTGAAGTTTTTGTGAAGACTTTCAAGGATAAAACAGGCAAATATGGTAGGTATATAGCTCAAATTTTTACTGGTGGTATTAATGTTGGTGAATTTATGGTTTCTTCTGGACACGAAAAGTAGGAAAATTTGTAGCTTTTGTAGTATATGTAATATAGGAGAAAAACAAATGTCGAATGGTTACAAGTTTTGTTGGAATTGTGAATATTATCATTCTCTTGGAATGAATGACGATTCTCATGGAAAATGTCAAGGAACCCCTCCGAATCCATCGGTGACAGAAGGTAGTGGTTATCCTCGTGTTTCTTTCAATAGTGACTGTAGTTGCTGGAGACCGCATCCAAATAAAGTGAAGATTCCTGGTCAAGATCCATTGCAAAAACGTATCGATTCTGCTATCAAAGAATTAGTACAATTTGGAATGGGATTAGCTAAACAGCATCATCAATTTAGACTTAGACCGCATGAAACTCTATCATTACAAGAATTAGAAAACGATCCTGAATATCAAAAATTATTACACATCATTAAAATTCTCTCTGGTGAAAACGAAACAACGAACTCTGAAGAACAGATATAAAAGGAGAAAGAAAATGGCAAAGAAGAATCCTCTCGTCACTACTGCCAAGATCAAGGGTAAGGTCTACTACTTCGTCGATGGAGTGGGACCAAAAGGCCCTCACGTTGAAGCTCGAGGCGACAGCGTGAAGTTCATCAATCCAGATGATGAAGAGACTCCCAAACGCGACATGTCCTATGTCGGTTCTGCCATCAAGCTCATGGTTGAAGCTAATCAGTAGAGCTTCTGTATCGACAAGGACATTCAGTATCTAACGAGGTTTATGTCTCGTGATGCTCAAAAAGTATCTAACCAATCCTTGATTTTTTCAAGGAAACAAAGGATGAAAACAATGGCAAATTCGAAAGTGGCAATCTTTGTGGATGGTAAGAATTTCTATGAAGGTCTTCGTGCCAGTGGATTGACTAACAAGATTGATTTTCCAGCTCTGTCTGAGTTTATGGTCAGAGTTGTAAGAGGTAATATACTTACAGGACTTCATTATTACACTGGTATTGAGCCAGTGGGATATCAACCACAGCAGCAGCCATCACAATCATCAGAAGACAATGACGAGAACAGTGATGAGAAGCCAGAGCAGCTTCAGGAGCAGAAGAGAGGCGGTCTTGATGGCTTTCTTTCATTCCTTGAGACGCAGCCTGGATGCTTTGTGTATCGCTTTCCTCGACGCATTCGGCGTGTCTCTTGTGGTGAGTGTGGTCATGAGCACGCCTATACAGAAGAGAAGGCAGTTGACACGTCGTTGGTAGCGACCATGATTAGACAGGCGGCAATTGATGCGTTCGATTCAGCGGTGCTTTGTTCAGGAGATGCCGATCACACACCGGCACTTGAAGCACTACGGGACCTGGGAAAGCCTACCTGGGTTGCAACTTTCGGGGGTCATGGTCTCTCACGTCGTCTTCGTCAAGCGGCTTATGGCCACATCGATCTTTCCGCAGCCCATGGGAAGTATTCCGAGGGATTCGATGAGGAAAATGAGAAGGGCGACGATGAATACGATGTGGTTGCGGCTCTTGAAGAAGCCGAAAAGTATTTCGGTGACGAACGTTATGTCGGCTTCAATATGTTTGTGAAAGAATGGCGTTCAGAATATCTCCCAAAAAACATCACGCGACGTAAGCAATTCGTGCAGGAAATGATTGATGATGGACGAGTTGAAGCATACGAAGCCGATGACGGATGCAGAGCCATTAGAACAATTTGTGCCGATAGCTGATCGCTCTGAGTATCCATTAAGCTACTATGACATCGTGGAGTACATGCTCCACGGTGATTATAGTAAATATCAATTCAAGCGTCCACCTGAAGAGGTGAGTGTTATGGTGCATGATTATATGTGTCATGCTGAAAAAGCATCGGCAATATTCCATCCTGAATATGGATGGTTTGTAATCAAGGCACCATGTTCAGTTGTTGCATGGTGGAAGAAGACACACTTGATAGGAGATTGAGATGTTTGCTACAGAATATTTTGAAGACGAAACATGTGATGGTGAGGGATGTAATGACGAAGAATGCATTTCAACAAAAATTCATTTTGTAGGATTACTTGTAGAATATGATCATATTCTACCAACTGTTGAAATTAATCATAAGGGTGATATTTATTATAAATTAGCCAATGATGGAGGAGGTTTTAGCGAAGAAGAGAGTATAAGGACAGATATCGATGCTGCTCTTCTACGTCTTGAAAGAGAGTGCGCGGCAATAAAATCTTTCCACGGACAAATCAGAACAAAAGAACAAAGAAAAATCGTTGAGATTCTTGGTTTGAGGCACACTGGAAAGAAAATTGTGATTGAAAATAATAATGAATGCTACGGTTTACTATACAGTAAGAATGCTGAAGTTTGTAATCTTCATTGTGGATTAATGAAACAATGTATTCATAGTACAAAAATACTTCGAAAAAGAATAGAGAATGTTTTTCCAACTATGAGCAGAACAATCTTTAAGTTGATGAAGGAGATTATGGATAGCGATGAACGTTAAATTACCAATTAATCCATTAAACGAGGGAGAAGAGAAATTCTACACTGGTGTAGGATCTCGAGCTATAGATTTCGATATTGATTTTCTCATGAAGAGATGTGGATATGTATTAGCAAACCTTGGTTATATCCTTCGTTCTGGTGGAGCAGAAGGTTCTGATAAAGCTTTTGAAGACGGGTGTGACCAAATTGATGATAGTTTGAAAAGAATCTGGAGACCAAAACACGCAACACCAGAAGCGATTGAGATAGCAAAGCAGTATCATGGAAGATGGGATTTAGTAACTGAACATGCTGCGAAGCTTCATGGCAGAAACATTTTCCAAGTATTAGGAAGAAGTCTTGAGGTTCCAAGCGAGTTTGTATTGTGCTACACCCATGACGGTTGTACCAATCACAAAGATCGAACAGCTAAAACTGGTGGCACAGGAACAGCAATCAGTGTCGCAAGTGAACGAGGAATCCCAATATTCAATCTCAAATTAGCCAGACATAGAAAAATAGTAGAAGAGTGGTTGAGGAGGTTTAGATAATGTGGGTTTTATATGGGGTTTGTGCTTTCTCAGGTCATCCAGATGAAATTTCATCTTATGCTAAGTTCTCTTCTGAAGAATTAGCTAGAGAATATATCAAAAAATCATCTTTAAAGAAACCAACTAGATATACTGCTTTTAAAGCAAAAAGTCTTTTAGGTGGTTGTTGTGAAGCATATGTTGAATATGAAGACGAATTAGATATTGATCCTGTTTTTTGAAGAAAGGAAAAAATTTTTAAGACTAAAAGTTATGGGGGTATAGCTCAGCTGGTAGAGCACCGTCCCTTTAAGTCGGTGGTCCAGGGTTCAAACCCCTGTGCCCTCACCAAAACTGGTCTTGAAAAAATAATGGCTCATTGTAAATGGAAGTACATTTGTTCTCATGGAATAAACCATCATCAACCATGTGAGGAAAAGATGTCTAAAACAGAACAGACAGCAATTCGTATTTCTGAAGAATTGATAGCACGTATTGATCGTTATATAGAAAATAAACAAAAGGAAATACCATATAAAAAACTAACTCGTTCCGATGCAATTCGGATGTTGTTACATCAAGAATTGGAATTAAAAGAAAAAGATTATGTTTTGGAGTTAATTTCATCAAATGAAGAAGCGCTATCAGAACAACTAAATAAAAAAGCAGAAGAATTGGCAACTGAAAGTCCCAACGAACCCGTGATCGTGCCACCGAATAAATAATGAGTTTTTGTTACGGATGGCGTTGGATTGAGCCATTTTGTCCTAAACATTGTAGAGATTCAGAGAAGTGTAGAAAACTTACTGAAAAATTGAAGAATCAAAACAAAATGATACAATCGGCTAAACCTGAAAGGGGTGAAGCCGATGAACAACCAACTAGACAATGCAATTGCCGACAGAGTGATGATTGTCATTGCAGGGATGTTCGGAGCTGATCCTTCGATAGCTCAATCTCTGTTTGATTTTAGAGTCAATGTAGGCGACAACGATACATTCACCTCTGTAGTACCAACACATGAAATATTTGAAGTAAATGGCGAACCTTGTCGTTTCATTGGCTTGTTTCACATATTGAATGCAATGATGTCTCCTGTTCAAACTGAAAAACATAATGGATGTAGTCGCCTTTCTCTTATCCGTGACGAAAAAGGCATGAGGATAGTTAAAACAGAAGAGCTGGAGTAAACATGGCATCTTCAAAAAGCACAGGTAGTGCTGTTGACCATCCTTCTCATTATAACCAAGGTAAAATTGAAGTTATCGATTTTATTGAAGACCAGAATCTCGGTTTTCATGAAGGTAGTGCGGTAAAGTATATATGTAGGCATCTATTTAAAGGAAAGCCAGTTGAAGATTTAGAAAAAGCCATTTGGTATCTTCAGCGTCTTATCTCTCTGCATAAGGGAGGTGCGCGATGAAGGTTGACGAACTCGACTACACAGTTTTAACACCGGACGTTGATTTCGAACGTATGTTAACGTGTATCGAACGTGCTGGTAGAAATTGCTACAAATCAGAGGATAAGATCACTGATGAGAGCGCTAAGGCTTTCGTGGCTATGCTTATCAAGCGTGGTCATGAAGCAATGTTGGAACACGCACCTAACATTGGTACTTTATTTCATGTGCCACGAGGATTAACTCATGAATTCGTTAGACATCGTTTAGCTAGTTTCGGTCAAGAGAGCACTAGGTACTGCAACTACTCCAAGGGAAAGTTCGGTACTGAATTGACGTTGATTCCAATGATGGATGGTCTGACCTCGGTCCAGATAGAGCGTCGTAAGGACTTGTGGGAGGCCATTGAGCGTGTGTACCTGGCCGAGATTGACGAAGGCATCAAACCTCAACAAGCTCGTGACAACCTGCCTATTTGTCTAAAGTCGGACATCGTCATTACCACTAACGTCCGACATTGGCGCGAGATCTTTCGACAGCGGACGACGAAGTTTGCACATCCACAGATGCAGACAGTTATGAAGAAGTTATTGGCCGACTTCCGTAGCCGTGTGTCTGTGTTATTCGATGATGTTGGAACAGTTGATTAAGGGGCTGGTAGCTAAGCGGTAAAGCACGACGCTCATAACGTCGCGACGCGGGGGTTCGAATCCCTCTCAGCCCATCACACAACGATAAAAGGAGGATAAGATGGCACCCAAGAAGAAGACAATGACAGCAAGCGAACGAATGAAGAAGTATTGGAAGGATCGAAGGAGCGGAAAGATCAAGGCTCCGAAGAAAAAGAAGGCAACAGCCAAAAAGCCGATGACCAAGATGGAGATAGCTCGCCACATGGCCGATCTCCACGAGATGAAGCCTGGGGAGGCTCGAGACTTCATCGCTGATTTCGTGGAACTCGCTGTGAAGCAGGTGAAGAAGAATGGCTCCTTCACCATCCCAGGGCTCGTGAAGCTCGTGAAAAGGCGCACCAAGGCTCGTGATGGTCGCAATCCAGCCACAGGTGAGAAGATCCGTATCAAGGCTAAGACCGTGGCCAAGGCTCGTGTCCTAAAGAAGTTCAAGGATGAAGTGCTTGGATGATATGGTTCTCTCTCTTTGTGTTTTCTGTCCTATGCTATGTTATATGGGCAGCAATTCATGAATTGTCACATGTCTATATGGCTCACAAGCTTATAGGCATTACATATTGGGAAATTAATCTTATTCCAAAATTACCACAAGAAGCTAATTCTTTTCGAATACAGTTTGCATCCTGTTTCTACACACCGGGAAAGCTCCCAACCAAAAAACAACAAGCGGCAATTAGCATAGCACCGAGGATTCCTGATATTCTCGGTGCTATAGCTTTGCCATTTACTTGTTATACTTCAGAACCATTCTCTTATTTTCTTATGATATTTTTTGGTTCCGCTCTTATAGATTTGTTTGTTGGTTCACTTGGAATGTCTAAGAAATCTGATTTGCGAAAAGCATCTAATAAACTTGGATTATCTCCATGGTGGTTAAGAATTTTTGGATTCTTAACCATACTATGCTCTATAGGTCATCTGCTTAAAAATACAGGATGGATCATCAAATGAGAGAATGCCCTATCATCTGGTTGGAAAGTATCATTGGTGGTGGCAAAACAACATTGTTAGAATACTTGAGAACAATGTTGAACATCAGAGCTTTTGATGAACCATTTGAACAAAATCCTTATTTTGATGATTCGTATGAGAAGCCAGAACACTTTGCTGCATTAGCTCAATTGTGGTTCGCTTTAAAGAGAGGAGAGATACATGAGCTTGCTACAGCTGAAGCCTTATTTGGAACTCAATTCGATGCTGTAGTAATCGATAGAGGTTTGCCTGGTGATGAGGTTTTTGAAGCTGTACATCACAAGAGAGGAAACATTCAAGAAAGAGAACACGAACTATACAAATTGTTTTATAACAATATTTTTAATAGACCGAAAGCATCTGCATTACTTATTTATTTAGATGTATATCCAGAAGAAGCAATGCAACGCATTAAAAATAGAGGTAGAGAAGCAGAGAAGGCAATTGATTTAGATTATTTGGTTGAAGTGAGAAACGAACATTATGATTTAATGGTTCGCATTGAGAATGGAAAACATGCGTGGTCTGGTAAAACTAAAATAGTCAGAATTCCCTGGAACAGTCGTAATCAAAATCCAGAGATAGTTGTCGCAGCTATACTCAAAGAGTATCCTCATATAAGAAGAAGAGATGCCACACAATCCTGAAAAATATATGGCCAATAGATATAGACGCGGTACACCTGAATATCTGTGGCGCAAATGGTATCAAAAGTTTTGGAAGGCATATCCAAGATACGCACAAGATCCAAGAGGAGAGCCGCCATCATTCATGCGGGATGAATTTATTAGAGATGTGATGGCTATGGTAGAACGAGAGCTAGCGAAGATAGCTCCAGAGAAGACAATTCTCAAAGACGAATAAGTATAAACAAGAAAGACAACGATATGCGGAGAAGAAGATGTCTGAAGAAACTAAAAGAGAAGAGCATTTGATCAGTGAACTACATGTTAGAAATTATATGTTACTTGAATTTCGAAAACTAAATCTGCATTTAAAAAGAATTGAACATCATCTTGAGAGGATTGCTATTCCTCCTGCTACACTTGATTATCAAGATCCTGATGCTGTGAAGAAAGCAACTAAGACTATTTCTGGTACTAGAAAAGTATCATCTGGTCAGGTAGATCAAGGTTAGTCTGTTCTCGGATATCTCTTCACGCCAAATTCATCGACTACGCAGACTTGTTTTCCTAGTGCCAAATATCTATCAATGGTAGAAAGCCATTGATATCCATTACTATCTTTTCTAGCGAAAATGAGTAGCGAACGTGTTTTCTCTGCCATTGAATCAAATTTTGTAAACTTTATTTCTTTCTCAGTGTATTTCTCCATTATTTTTCGATACGGTGTGGTTCCGATCTCAGTAGTTACTCTGAATTTCCAGTTGGTAGCTTTCAATTGTTTCATGATTGATTTGAATATTTTTTGACCTTTATTTTCAGCTTCTAATCCATCTTTCAAAAGAAGTGGTATTTGGTCTCCTGGTTTTACAGAATTAGGTTGACCACGATAATCAGAATCAATAATTATCATCATAGTGCGATTTGCTTCAGCACCACGCAGAAAGATATCGTTGACGGAAGATTGTGGACTAGGTCGCATAAAACGAATTTGTTTCTTCTTCATTGTGTGACAAGCCCCTTACGATATCTTTTTTCACCAGAGAGCTTGGAGAGAACTTGTTCTCTTAGACCACTAAGTTTTATGCTTACATGTACCCAACCACTATTAGGGCGTCCAGCTGTGTGGTATTCAAGAATCAATTGATCAAAGAAGATGTTGTTATCAATCCATTGAGCAAGTTTAAGATTTGAGACACCGTAGATTTCGATATCACCTGCTTCACCTTTTCGATGTTGACTTCTTCTGCTACTGCCAGGTGTTGCATTATTTAGTTTAGGACCACGATATCCACTGTTGACGTGAACCGGTTTTTTGAAGTGGTCTCTAATTGGTTGAAGTACATTTTGGCAGAGTAGAGTGAGAGCTTCGATGACTTTGAAGCTTGTTGGTGTATTGTCGATACCAAGTCTTTGAGCAATAGAAGATCTTATCATTTCTCTGAGAGTAAAGTTTTTACTGAGTCTCATATCAAGATCGACCACGAATTTCTTTGCCATCTTTTACTCCTGTTCTAGAATAAGAAAACGATAGATTGTTTGGCATCCACCGCAAATCATTCTAGCTTCTGCAAACAGAGGTTCATTCTCTGCTTTGTGAAGGTTAGTCATACTGAGTGTGCGACCACATTTGCATGTACCTATAGCAGAGAATTCACTTCGATCTTGAATGAGCCGAAGTGGTATAATTTTTTCTTCATCTGATTTTGGTTTGCTTTTCATCATTCTCCTAATTCACATAACGTAGTCATATTGTTTTTATGTTCATAGATACTTCTAAATTCTAACGCCATCAAAAGATCGAGCAACTTTTTAGGTTTTTGTCTTGGTGTTTCTAGAGGTATTAATTCTAAGTCTAATTTCAGTGTAATAATACCAAGAAACATTCTTGCTATTTCCATACCTTCTTCTAGTTTCTTTTTTACGTTTTCAGTTAGAGCCATTGTATGGATTTCACTTTCAATTTCTTTCAGTGTTGGAGAATCAACTTGACTGAAGATGTCTGCTGCTGTTTGCGGACCAATGCCTTTGATGCCTGGAATATGGTCTGTAGAATCTCCCACAATTGCCAAGAAGTGAGGGTAAAATTTTGGGTGGAAGCCAAAACGCACTTTCTTGTATTCGTATTCTCTGATGAATTTTTTCTTGGTCCACCATCTGCTCTCTCCAGATCTTCGTTGGAGCACTCTCACCTTTTTCATGCGGAGCATTTGCAGGAAGTCATGATCGTTGGAGTAGATGACGAACTGCTCCCATTCATTCTTGTGTTGCGCAATGTAGCTCGAGATCAAATCGTCCGCTTCTTCACCCTTCACTCGGTATTGTTCTATTCCAATTAGCTTCATTAACTTTCTACATGTTTTTAAGGAATTTTTTATGTCTTTATACTTCATCTTTGTATTGAGTTTTCTATTGGCTTTGTAATCTGGAAATATTTTCTTTTTTCTATCAGAACCACCATCCCAAAAAACTACAATTTTATCAAAAGTTTTTTCTTCGGTAATACTTATAAGTCCTTTCAAGAACCCAAAAGCCATTCCAGTGAAGACCACTTTTCCATTGAGCTTGGTGGTCAGAGTCTCATGAGAAAAGAGACTCCTGAATGCTAGAGCATTCCCATCAACAAGTACAACTCTATGCATAATCTTTGCCTCTTTTTGACTTCAGGAACGTTTTTGTATAGTATGTTGTTTCACTACATATATACTACAAACCTACCTTGCGATGAGTTCTTTTTTCATATAGAATTTATTCATAGGAGTATTCCAAATGTTCAAGAAACGACGCAACGCATTTCGCAAAAGACGAGCCGTTTATCTTCTAGTTGCATGTCAACTTGATGAGAAGACCGTTGCACGAGAATTAAGCGTCAAAGAGAGCACTGTTCGTAAGTGGATGAAACAACCTGACTTTGCTGCCGAACTTGAGAAGGCTATGCAAAGGATAGAAGGCATTGATGCAAAGTGGCGTGCAAAACAGAATAAAATTCTATCTGGCAGGTTATATGAAGAGGCACACAATAGAATAGCGAACACTCGTGAATTAAGAGATATTCCATTGACTACATTAATCAGCAAGATAAGAGAAGTGAACAATGAAATCAGAGTTGATACTCCTGGTGATGCTACATCTCGAGGCGAAATGACACACAAGCATGAGCTACAAGATGCTCTGCTTGAACGATACAAGGAAGCACAGAAGCAACAACCGCGTCTCAGTTTGGTTGAAATGCCATCTGGAGATGAACCAAAGAAAGAGGGTACAAATGAGTGACGAAGAAAAAAAAGAAGGCATCTCAACAAGGATCTTTAGCAGAAAGAAGAAAGAATCTCCTGAAGAAGAAAAAGCCAAGGTGATGGAAGAGCCAGAGGCCATGAAGCTCGAGGAGACGGCTCCTGAGCCACCGCCACCAGCAGTTTCCAAGGCACCAGCAAAGAAGTCAAAGCTCGCTGGTCATCCGGTTGCGCGCAGAAAGCATCGAACTGTGCTTTCTCAGAAGCCAAAAGAAGCACATAAATATCTGCAAACGAAGTAACGGTTTTTGGTGCTTCATGTTATCAATTAGTTCCGACATAAAAAATAGTATAGGATCTCACTTTGATGAAGTTGTTGAATCAAAGAAAAAAGAACTGAAAAAATCGAAGAGTAAAAAACTTAAATTAGTTGAAGAAAAACCTAAGCGCTTTCCACGACCAGTAAAACGCTTTCCCAAACCAGAAGGATGGACTCCACCTAGTTATCGAATAATCGTCAAGAAAGAACTTGATGAGGAAACGATGAATAGGTGGATGTCTACTCCTCCGGGATGGCTTGCTGCATTAACTGAAGATGCAGAAGGTGATCCGACTGAGTTTTATGATTATCAAAATGAACATTTGCTCGACCAATCAATTTTCAAAGGTGTAGATAAAGCCAGACAAACTGGTTTCAGTTATGGCAAAGCTGGAGAAGCTTTAGCTAAAAGCCATTTGAAGTTGGTTCAGACAACGATTTTTATTTCAAAAGACAAAGAAGAAGCAAATGAAAAAATTTACTTTGCAAAATATCTATATTATTCAATGCCAACAGAGTATCAAAGAAAAATTGTTGTTGAAAACAAGCAATCATTAGAGTTCGAATACAAGAATAGACGCACAAGAATTCTTAGTTTTGCTCAACGTCAACCTCGTGGTAAAGGCAATAACACAGATATTCTTCTTGACGAGTTCGCTCATATGATATGGGCGAATGAAATTTATACAGCTGCCGTTCCTGTTATTACCAGAGGTTCAGGAACAATTACTGTTGGTTCTACTCCACTTGGTAAGGGAACACTTCATTATGAAATCATGAATAATAAGGAAGGTTTTCCCTATTATTCACGTATACAAATTCCTTGGTGGTATTGTCCAATTCTTTGTACCAACGTTGAAGATGCCAGAAAACTCGCTCCTTTCATGGAAACAAAGGAGCGAGTTGATATATTTGGTACGCAAAAATTGAAAATGATTTATAAATCAATGATTGATGAAGAAGATTTTCAACAGGAATATGAACTTCATACAGCTGATGAAAGTTATTCTTATTATCCATTAGACCTGATTCGTTCTTGTGCATTCGAAGATGAGAAGAGTCAGATACTCGAAAACAATATCGATCCAGATGAGATTCCTGTAGGCTTCGCTCCAGTCAAAGGTGAGAGTGGTTTAGTGATGCCTGATACCATCATGAACCACTACAAGGATGAACATATCAATTGGTATTGCGATACAAATTCATTCCATGATGAAAATACTATTATGGATGGCATTGAAGAAATGACAGATAAACTTCTGTTAGCAATGCAGATTGAAGGCTTTGGAAGAAATCTTCTTCTTGGAATGGATATTGGACGAAAGAGAGATAGTTCAGAGATTAGCATACTTGAAGAACATGATTTAGATTTATATAACCTTCATATCGAAAGAATGATGATAGAGCTGATTCACATACCATATAGAATCCAAAAAGAAGCAATCAGGCTACTGATTAAAAAACTTCCAATTGTCAAGGCCACTATCGATGGGACAGAAGGTTCGCATGGTGCGGACATAGCTGAGACATTGACTTACGAATTTCCACAAGTTATTGAATCGATGAATTTTACTCCTGAATCAAAAGCACGTATGGCTAAGAATTTCCGCTTCAGATTGGAAGACAGAACAGTTGCTTTGTTGAATGATTCTAAGTCGATAAAGCAAATTCACAGCATTAAAAAGATTGTCACTGAAGCATCAAATGTAAAATTTGGTGCTGAAAAATCCAAGAAACATCATGGTGATAAATTCTGGTCTAAAGCATTAGCTAGTATTGGTGGTAATGAATATGATAGAAACAACATTATACAATCAGGAAAAATAATTGGTATTGGCGATAGCAGAAACTTTGCATCAAATTTGCATAATGGCGACTCAATCATTAGAATAGCTGACAATTCAATGACACCCAATATGCAATTAGTGAAAAGTAGAATCCACAAAGACGATTTGCTCAGCGAAAGAGACGCTTATCAAGGCGAATTCTTTGACGCTGTTCCACATAAGTTCTAGAGGTTAGTGATGCAGCAAGCTCACGTTTTGAGAACGCCGTTCCCTAGCGAAACTGAGATAGCATCGCTTCCTCCGATTGCGAAAAATATTCTTGGAATGTTCGAAGGTCAGGTAGAAATGTCTGACTACAAAGAATTAGCAAATGGATTGGTTGATGCAAACAATGGTAGAGAACCAAATTTTGGTGAAGCAAAAGTTAAATATCGTAACCCTGATTTATTAAGGACTGCGAAAAAAGAAGCAGGAATTGGTGAATATAATCCTGATAGAATACCAGTTTCTACTTATGAAAAAATGAGGTTAGATCCTCAAATTGCTCTTGCTACTGCACTCATAGAACTTCCTATTCTGGCTCAAAATTACAGAATCGAATGTGCCAATCCGAAGATAGCTGCTGTTGTAGATGCTTGTCTTCGTCCTATTTACAAGAAACTTCTCAAATCAATGCTTCGCGCAGTTCAGTTTGGTTTTGCAACTGGTGAGAAAGTTTGGGAAAAAGTCAAATTAAGAATCGATCAAGAAGGCGATGATGGTAAGAATGCTACTATTTATAATCGTTATACTGTTGTTCTTAAAAAGGTTAAGTTTATTCATCCAAAATCAGTTAGAATTATTAGAGATGAAAAGTCGGAAGATATTGAGTATGTTACGCAAACCCAAGACTATTATGATTTTAAAGGAAAAAGAGTTCCGAAAGTCCATATCAAAGATATGGTTTGGTTTGCGTTAGACGATGAATATGGAAATTTCTTTGGAAGTGCTCGTTATAAAAACGTATATCAAGCGTGGTACTGGTATCAAATAGTTGTTCAATTTATGCTGCGCTATCTTGAGCGTCGTGGCGCTCCAGCAGCAGTTGGTAAAGCACCATTTGGTTCTACAACAAAAGCAGATGGTGAAAAGGTTTCAAATATTGATGTGATTTTGGAGGCAGCATACGCTCTTGTTTCAAATTCTGCTGTTGCCATCCCATCACAATATGATAAAAATGGTAACGAATTATGGAAACTCGAGCTTGTTGAAGACGAACAACGTGGCGAACTCTTTCTTGAAGTTCTTCGTTATTTCAATATCTTAAAGCTTCGTGGTCTCTTTGTTCCAGACAAGGTTGGGACAGCTGAAGGTGCGTCAACGAATGCTACTACTGAAGGGCACACTGACGTTCATCTTTTAGAAGAAGAGGCTTTAACTCAGTTCCTTGAGAGTTGTTTAAACACACAAGTTATTCCTGATATTGTTCAAAACAATTTCCCTCCAAGTAAAATAGTTCCTTGTACTATCAAGATTGAAAGACTCAATCATAGCAAGCGCGCACTTATGAAGGACGTGCTAACTAGAATGCTTATGGTCTATTCAGGAGCCATGCGTGATGGTAATTGGCCAAATTGGTTGCCATCAGTGAAAGAGATTGCAAAATTCCTTGAGGTTCCTGGTTCTGAATCAACAACACAATTCTTGCCATTGAATATCAATGATGGTAATAATGATAATCCAGATGCATCATCTGATGATGATTCTTCAGATGATACGCCTTCAGATAAAAAAGATAAGATAGATAAAAACAACAAAGATGCGACTCCCCGGAAGGATCGTACTCGTCGTGATAGGCGTTCAAAAGAGCGCGCCTGAACATAGGAGTCCAAGATGCAAACTAAGCTTGAAAAACGTATTCAAGACCTTCTTAAAGACCCAAAGTTCAGGCCAAATCAAAAGAAGAAAACACGCGAGATGTCTGCTTTGGCTATTTGCCAAGCGTCTCAGAATAAAAAGAAAAACTCTGAAGCAGACATTTTCTCTACTTTATATGATCTACCAGAGAGCATTGCTATTTCCATCAACGAAGATGGAATGATTGAACTTTCTGAAATCGAAGATATTGAAGATCAGGTTTTTGAAGAAACTAATGATGAATCTGGATACGATTTATTCTTTGATGAAAATGGCATGGAAGACGAAAGCATGAATGGGTTTTTGATCCTTAGTGAAATCAGTCTAACTGAAAAGAAAAAGAAGAAGAGCGAAGATAGCGACGATGATGACGATGATGACGATGATGATGATGATAGCTACAAAGCTGCTATTTCTCAATTAGAACTTCTTCGTTCTGGTACTTGGGCACATCCATGGTATGGAAAAATTGTTTTTGATAAGAAATATTTCGTAAGTTGTATTCAGAATTTTGCCAATAATATCCTTCATCGCGACATCTCCTTTGATGCTCAACATATGCCATGGTTTGGCGCAGTCGCTTGGGTGACTAAGCTGAGCATGAGTTTGAGAAAATTCTTCGATGGCAAACGTCGTTGGGTGCTGAAAGCTGAAGCTGAGTTCACAGAAGATGGAGAGAAAATGATCCGCCAAAAGCGGTTCAAATATTTCTCTTCTGAAGTTCACGATAATTATCGCGAACAAGAGATGGGTAAAGACGAAGACGAAAATAAACTCAAAGAATACGGTCCCACTTTGATGGGGGGTGGCGTCACCAATCGCCCTTACATCTCGGGAATGTTGGCAGTACAGCTCAGTGAGGATGGTTTGGGTTTCAGGAGTGTCAAGCCCGTCACGAATGGTCCCCCAACCAAAACCTTTACTGAAGTAGCAGTTGGTGACGAGGAGGTAAGCGAAGAAGAAATTGAAAAAATTGTTACCAAACTGGACGAAATTATAAAAGAAAAGAAAATAGATCTAGCAGAGACAACAGCTCGACCGCCTGAAAGTACGCTTCCTGATACATCATTTGCCCTGATAAAAGAAGACAAGACAGGGAATGTGGTGAAGCGTGCGTTGTCTCACCACAAACCTGATGTCAAGTCAAATGCAGAGGACAGCTCTGTGGACATTAGGGCTCTCAGGAAGGCTTTGGCGCAGTGGAATCATGTCAAGGGGTTTACCCCTGCTGAAATCGTCAAGGCAAAGGAACACCTTCTAGCTCATGCTAGTGAGGTGTTGAAGTCCCAAGAGGCTGCGCCAGCAGCAAAACCAGCAACACAAGAAGGAGTCGATAGCATGGACTTCGAGCAGATGATCAAAGATGTCCAGACGAAGCTCGACGCCTTGGACGACAAGGACTCCGAAATCGCCAAGGCATACTCCGAGCAGATTACCACCATCAAGGCTACCCAGCAAAAGGCAGAGGAAACTGCGAAAGAGTTCGCAGATGACCAGGGAAAGAAATTTGCTGAGCAGCAGAAGAAGATCGAAGAGCAGAACGAAGCTCTCGAGAACCAGAAGAAGAAGTTCGATGAGATGGAATCTCGTTGGGCTGTCGCAGATGAGGAGCGTCGTCAGGCGCAAATCAGTCTCTTCTGTGAGTCTCTTGAGAAAGAAGATCACCTTCCAGCGACTATCGAAGTCGTGAAGAGGTACATGTTTGCGGACGTGGGCAGCTTCACGATGGAGTTCAGTGAAGGCGAAGGCGAAGAGAAGAAGGAAGTCAAGGTTAACCTTGAAAAGATGTTCAAGGAAATCCTGGATTCCATTCCGAAAGAGCGTCGCGCCAAGCTGAGTGAGAATCTGAGAGGCGAAGGTGATGACACTCCTGTTGTCGCCGCCAAGACAGAAGTCAATCTCTCGGATGAAGAGAAGCCGGTCAACATCGACGATCCCAAACGTCGTGCCCGTGCTCTTTCCAGAGCTGGCTACAAGGTGAAAGAAGCAGGCGACATTCAGTAAGTAGGAGACCTGGCTTATTGAGTGTTTTCTGTTGAAGAGAAGAAAAAGAAACTCGGAGGAACGAGATGAGTGACCAGATTGGATACCACGGGTACGATGGCACGGGTCTCAGTGAGGAGATCCTTGCTTCGAAAGAAAACCTCGTCGAGCAGTCTGTGACTATCGACGCTTCCTGTCGTGACACTCAGCACGATGTTACGACAGATCTTCGTCGTGGTTTGGTTCTGTGGCCTGACCCGACAGTGGCAGATCGCTACACGCAGTTCGATGCTGCTGCCAAGACAGCCCTCGCTGGTGCTGAAGCTGTGGTTCTCGCTGTGCCGCTGGACATCAGTGGTAGTGTGGATCTTGTGGCAAAGGTCTACTACGGTGGTGTCTTCAAGCCAGACAAGCTGGTGGATGACAGCGGTTATGGCCTGACCCACTTCGATGCAACCGAGCGTGCTAAGGCACAGCGCATCATCATCAAGAATGAGTAGTGTGGTTTGGAGGAGACACACTCTTTCTTGAAAGGAAAGTTCTGAAAAGGAGTAAGAAATGGATGATCTGAGAAACCACGAACTCCTCCAGCCAGCGCATATCTCCAAGCTGCTGGATGAGATCATTCCTGACGACAGTCAGTATTACATGACGACTATCATTCCGTTAGTCACTCAGGATACTGACGAAGTGATCGTGGATGTGCGCGACAATATCGGTGGCATGACTCAGGCAGTGGCCCAGGGTGCTGAGTCGCCGATGGTTGAGTTCCGGGGACAGAGCCAGTTCAAGTTCACCCCGGCGCATTTCCGTGAGAAGACAGTGTTGAGTGAGCGCGATCTCAAAGTGATCCGCAAGATCGGTACTGCTTCTGAGTTAGCCAAGGCTGAAGATCGTGTGGCCGAGGTCGTTGGTGGTCTGCGTATGCGCCTCGAGACAAGGATCGAGTGGTGCAAATGGCAGATGGTCTTCGGTACTCTCGACATCGATCAAACCGATGTGCAGTTCTCGGTGGATTACGGTATTCCAGCGGACTACACGCCAACACTCGCTGGTGTTGACAAATGGGATGCGCTGGCAACAGCTGATCCTGTTGATGACATCATTGAGTGGGCGTACCTGTTCAGGGATGAGGGAATCGATCCTGAGTACCTGCTCTTTACTCGTGCGGTCGAGAAGCTTCTGCTTCAGAACACAACACTGCGTGAGTTGGCCGAGGCACACTACACCAATACCGGCAAAGCCGAGATGAACACGGCTCGCCTCAACGAGATGCTGAAAACCTTCGCGGGTTATGCATACAAGGTGTACGACAAGGGTTACTTCTTCAAGATGAAGTTAGAAACTCCTGTCACACCAGCGAGCACAAGCTTCATCGTCAGCGAGAACCCTGGTGTCAATACTGGTGATGAGGTGACGTTGATCCACAAGAGTGGTTCGCGTCTTCCTGGTGGAAAAGTGAAAGTCACGGTCACGCCGACCGGTCTTTCCTTTGCGCACGCTGCTATCGGTGGAACCGTGACCTTCCCGGCCGGTTCTACCGTTCGCATCAAGAAACGCTTCATCCCTGACAACCTAGCGTTGCTCATGGGTGCGGTGCCTCCTGGGACCACAGGTGGTACGGACTTCGCAGAGTTCGTTTCAACTCCAAGTCCCTACAATGGTGGCATCATGAATGCGCAGCCTGGTCCGTTCGGGAAGGTTGTTGTGGATGATGATGGCGATCCTCCTAAGGTGTCGGTCATTGCCGGTATCTCGGGGCTTCCTGTTCTGTATCATCCGACCTGCAACCTGATCGCTACTGTCTACTAGCGTAGACGTGATGAATGTTTTTCAAGGCTGGGGTATGGGAAACTGTACCCCACCTTGAAAAGCTTCTTCATAAAATAAAAAACAACAGAAACGATAGGAGAAAACGATGGCAAAGAAAGTTCTTAGTGATTTCACTGTTGAGTGCCATCTCAATGGTTGGCATTGCAAAAACAAGTCAAGTGCTACCAAGATGGTTGGTGGCAATGTCAAGATTCTGCGAAGTGGTCAGAAGTTCAGGGGTGACGAAATCATAGAACGCATGGTTGTCGCCCTTGAGCCACCAGCTGATACTTTCAGAGATAAAGCTACTGGCAAAATGACAGAAGTTCTGTCTCTTGTTGGTGGTTCTGCCAAAGATCTTCGCGTTGCTTTCGAAGATAGGCAGAAGGAACTTGAGTCTGTCAGTGAAGCATCGGTTGTCAAACCTGAGCCGACTCCTGATCCAGAAGATGATGAAGAAGAAAAGAAAGAGAAATCGAAAGAGCCCAAGCGTAATCCACGCCCCCCACAGTAAGAGATATCAACAATTTCAGTTGAGAGGGGCACAAGATGAGTAGAGACATAAAAGAAGAAGTCGTCAAAGCTGAATATTGGCTTGACGGAATCGATCCTGAGCTTCACGACAAAGCTCAGAACGATCCAGATTATTTGTTTCGAACACAAGAAAAAAAGATTGCAATATTTCTCAAAGCCAGAGGATTTCCTGTTCGTGGCTTAGAGAAAAAGCAGTTGAGAATTGCCGGTGGTCAGAATAAGAAGATTCTTACATTCTGTTTTGACCATACCGTGCAAAGAGCTAGATTAGAATATTACAATGACAATAATCCTGAGTCGTACAACGTGAATGCCAAATCCATTCTCGATGCGCAACAGGACATCACTTCAATGATTGTGAATTTTTAGGAGGGAAAGATGGAAGAAGCAACAAAACTCGTTTCACTTAATGACTTAATCACATTGAGTAATCTTGTGTTGATTATTGCGATCCAAGTTGTACTTGGTGCTGTTAAGGTCACACTCGAA